GCTTTATTAGCAGGAAACACTCTTGCTCAAGACGCAATCACTTTTAAACCTAACATCGTAGGTAAAGAGGTTGTAAGAAGATTAGAAACTGATGGATTAATTAAAGGTGCTACCTGTGATTTCTCAGATACTTCTACTATCACATCTACAGAAAGAATTATTGAACCTAAAGAGTTTCAAGTAAACTTAGAGTTATGTAAGACTGATTGGTTTAATGATTGGAATGGNTATCAAATGGGTGNTTCTGCTCATAGAAATATGCCTTCTACTATTCAAGAGTACATCTTACAGTATGTAGCTGCTAAAGTAGCACAAACTAACGAGAACTCTATTTGGTCTGGTGTTGACGGTGCAGATAACTATGATGGTTTCGCTACTTTATTAGCTGCTGATGCAAACTTACCTGCTGCAAACGAAGTAACAGGAACTACTGTAACTTCTGCAAACGTTATCGAGGAAATGGGTAAGGTATATGCAGCTATTCCAAAGGCATTATTTGGTTCACCAGAACTTTCTTTATACGTTTCACAAGATGTTTATAAGTCTTATGCAATCGCTTTAGGTGGTTTTGCATCACAAGGTCAAGGTGCTAATGGTATCAATGCACAAGGTTTAAACCAAGCATTTTCGGGATTACAATTTGCAGGTGTAAACATATTTATGGCAAACGGATTACCTGCTAACACTATGATTTTAGCTGAAAAGTCTAACTTATGGTTTGGTACTTCTATCGCTTCTGACTGGAATGAAGTGAGATTATTAGATATGGCCGANTTAGACGGGAGCAAGAACGTTAGGGTAATTATGCGTTTTCTTGCAGGCGTTCAGTACGGTGTTGCAGAGGATATCGTAACTTACGGAATCGTAAACGGAGCTAACTAATAATTAGCTTTTAACAAAAACTATAAGGGTAGGTAGAGTATATCTACTTGCCCTTTTTTAATAACAAATAAAAAACAAAAAAACAATGGCTTGTGATATATCAAGAGGTAGATTAGAACCTTGCAAAGATAAAGTAGGTGGTATTAGTAAAGTGTATTTTGTAAATAATGGCGATTTAGGTGCTATTACTTACGATACGACTAATACTGACGCTATAGATAGCGTTGCAGGAACACCATCTGCTTACGAATTTGAAGTAAGAGGTGCATCTTCTTACACAGAAACACCTACATCAAGTAGAGAAAACGGAACAACATACTTTGAACAAGTATTAGAATTACAATTACCACAATTAAGTAAAGAAGACCATCAGACAATTAAATTATTGTCTTACGGACATCCTCACGTTATCATTGAAGATAACAACGGAAACTTGCTTTTAGCAGGATTAGATTACGGAATGGACGTTACAGGAGGCTCTATTGCTACAGGTAGTGGTATGGGAGAATATAATGGATATACATTAACGTTTACAGGAATGGAAAAAGTACCTGCTAACTTTATAGATGACACTTTATCAGCAGCAGGGTTTACTGTTGTAACTGGTGCATAAAGATTTCTTTTACTTCCAATTTGATTAGCCCTTGTATTGATTTACAGGGGTTTTTCTATTTAAGACGAACTAAAAAAATTATATTTCGTTATATTATTAGATAGTGTAAAAAATGAAGATAGTACAACCTATTACATCTGAACAAGAAATACTTATTATTCCAAGAGAAAGTTTAGACCTTTCTAATTTGGACTTTGAGAGAAGGGTTAAACTCGATAATGGAACTGTAGAAAGTTCCTCTTGTGTTTTACCTGTTCTTGCAGTTTATAATGATGTTACTATGGTTATCAAGAAAGATGGACAAAATATAACTGAAACTATAAGTAACTTAGTTGTAACTGAATTAAGTAATTATTTTAAGGTATCATTTTCATCTACAATATTAGAGGAAGGTTTTGGGTATTCTATAACATTAACTAAAGGTGGTAGTTTGCTCTATAGAGATAAACTTTATGTTACATCTCAAACAGACTTTACAACAAAGCATAAACAATCTCAAAATAAATATAAAGAGGTTGTAGACGATAATACTTACGTGATATAATATGAGCGATAAAAAAGAATTTAAAAATAATGTTAGATTTCTAAGTCTATCATCTTATCAGACACCAATAATCAAAGAGGAATATAACGATGATTATGTTTGCTTTGGTGAGGATAATGATTATTTTGATAGAGTATGTGATTTATACTTAAATAGTCCTACTAATGCTACCTGTATTAATGGTATATCTGATATGATTTTTGGTAAGGGTTTAGAATCTCTAAATTCTGATGACTTTCCAGAGCAATATGTAAAGATGAAGTCTTTACTTAAACCTGCTGAAATAAAGAAGTTAATTAAAGATTATTACTTATTAGGTCAAGGTGCTTTACAGATAACATACAACACAGGTAAAACTAAGATATTAAAAGTATCTCATTTTCCAATGGAAACATTGAGAGCAAACAAAGCACAAGAAGGTATCATAAAAAAATGGCACTATCATCCTAATTGGAGTAACAAAAAGAAAGGAGATAAAACAAAACCAATACCTTCATTTGGGTTTGGTAGTGCTACAGAATTAAATGAATTATATATATTCAAACCTTATAAACCTAAGTTCTATTATTATGCACCTACAGAGTATCACTCTTGTTTACAGTATGCTGAATTAGAAGGTGAAGTAAGTGAATACCACATAAGTAATATTCAGAATGGTTTAGCACCAAGTCTATTTATTAACTTTAATAATGGTGTACCAGACGACCAAACTCAACAGTTAATAGAGAATAAGATTAACGAAAAGTTTAGTGGTACTTCTAATAGTGGTAAAGCTATGATTGCTTTTAATGACGATAAAGAAAGTCAAGCTACCATAGAGCCTATACATTTACCAGATGCACACGCACAATATCAGTTCTTATCTGATGAAGCAAGAGAGAAGATAATGTTAGGTCATAAGATTGTGTCACCTATATTATTAGGTATTAAAGATAATACAGGTTTTGGTAACAATGCAGAAGAATTAAGAACTGCATCTGTATTAATGGATAAAGTAGTTATTAGACCAAGACAAGATGAAATCCTTAATGGACTTAAAGAGATATTATCTTTTAATAACATTCATCAAGACTTATACTTTGTAACATTACAACCTATAGAGTTTACTGCATCTGAAAATATAGCTACAAATATACGTAGAGAAGAAGAAACAGGAGAGAAGTTATCGAGTGATAAAGAACAAGAAGACTTTTCTGATGAAGAAGGAGAAAACCTAATAGACCAATTAGAAGGCTTAGGAGAGGTTTTAAGCGACGATTGGGAGATGGTCTATAGTGAAGTATACAAAGACGAGAAAGAAGAGCTTAAAATGGCTGAAATCAAGTATAAAGATGGTAAGAGTAAAGAAGATAATGAGGTTTATAAAATTCGCTATGCTTATATGCCTGTACGTAACAGCAGCAAGAGTAGGAACTTTTGTAGGAAAATGGAGGGGTTAACAGCTAATAAAGTTGTATTTAGAAAGGAAGATATTAATATGATGTCTTTTAGAGGTGTTAATAAAGAGTTAGGGCATAAAGGAAGAAACTATAGTTTACTAAAGTTCAAAGGTGGTAAAAACTGCCATCATTACTGGGAGTTACAGGTTTACAGAAAGAAGAGTGGTAAGAAGGTAGATTCAGAGGCAGCCTATGATAAAGGGTTAACTGAACCTAACAATCCTAATGAAATGCCTGTTAGACCTATAGATATGCCTAATAGAGGTGGTATGTTAAGTAAAATAAGAAAAACATTTGGCTATGAATAAAGCGTTATTTATATCGGTTAAAGACTTAAAAGATAAGTCTATTATTAATGGTAATGTAGATGCTGATAAGATAATACATTTTATTGAGATAGCACAAGACATTTATATACATCAGTATTTAGGTACATCTTTATANGACAAATTACAAGCGTTAATTATAGCAGATACCTTAGATGATGNAGGAAACTCTAATTATAAGTTGTTAAGAGATAACTATATAAAGCCTTGTATGATTTGGTTTACACATATAGAGTATTTACCAGAATCTTTATTTACTATAGATAATAGTGGATTAACAAGACATAGGGGAGAAAATGAAGATGTTGTAGATTTTGCAGAGGTTGATAGATTAGTGGATAAAGCAAGAGCAAGAGCAGACTTCTATACACAAAGAATGGTAGATTACTTATGTAATAACTCTAACTTGTTTCCAGAATACTTAAACAACTCAAACGAAGATTTAAGACCTAATAGAGATAATAACAACTTTTCAAGTATTGTAATATAATGGAAAAGAAGAGAGATAGAAAAAAGGTTGGAAGTTATAAAGTAAAAGACAAGAACCTAGTAAACTTGAACAAATTTTATAAAGAAAAAATTAAAGAATGGCAACAANCACAATAAATTGGGGTAAAATATACAATACAACCTACTGGGGTATTGGAGTTATAAACAACATCTTTTGGGGTATTGTTTACTACAANAATAAAGTAAGAAAAGACTTTGTAAATAGAGTTGTAGCTGATGGTGGTATTATAGAAAACTCAATGTGTATAAACGTAATAAAATAAAA